TAAAAAATCATGATATAATTATTTCAGAAAAGGTGAGAAACACCAATTCAAATCTAATATATTTATATATAATCAAAGGAGAGATGTAACATGACACAGAACTCAGAACGCGTGCTGAATTTTTTAAAGGAACATTATGGTAATGAGTATAATAAGCAGGAGATTGCTGACGCACTAGGTATTTCCCTAAGTGCTGTTATTGGTAGTATTAACCCACTCGAAAAGAAAGGTTATTCCAAGACTACTCGTATAGATAAAGTAGAGTTGGAACCCGCAACTGAAACTCGTAAAGCCAAAATTAAAGAGGTTAAGTATCATACACTAACTGAAGCAGGTCTAACTTATGATCCAGTAGCTGAAGAAGCAGAAAAACTTGCCGCTAAGCAGGCAGAAAAGGAAGCCAAGGCTGCTGCTCGTGCCGCAGCAAAAGCCGCTAAGGAAGCAGAAGCACAGTTCTAATTAAGAATAAATAACGTAGCAAAGGAGAAATTACAATGAAAAGTATTCAAGTACAAGCACAAAATAAAATTAATCTTGCAGGAAAACTAATGGATGTTACTTTTGGTAATGGTAAGCTTACAGATGAACGTCCATATCAGCGTGCAACAGTTACCATTCGTGTAACTTAGGCATATGGTGGAAAAGAAGAAACTAGTGATGTACAGGTTGGTATGTTTGCAACTGAATTCACTAGTACCGGTAAACCAAATCCTGCGTGGAAAAGTATCAATGACCTAAAGATGTTTAAAACTGCGCAGAATGTTGGTGTAGACGCGGCATCTCATGTTCGTTTAACTGGTACTTCTCTACAGGAAAATAACTTCGTATCTCGTGCTGGTCAGCTAATCAACGGTTGGCAACTCCGTGGTAGTTTCATCAATGAAGCAAAAGTTGCTGATGTGGCATCATTCGTGACCGATATCTTCATTATGGATATGCACGATGAAGTAGATAGAGAAGGAGATACTACTGGTCGTTTAGTAGTTAAAGGTGGTATTGTTCAGTATGGTGGAAAGCTTGATGTAGTTGAGTTTATTGTCGAAGCTCCCGATACTGTTGAATATATCTCTCGTAACTGGGAAACTAATGGAACAGTAACTGTTAAAGGTCGTATTCGTGTTCTTTCTCAGGAAGAGGAAGTTCAGTCTAGTGGCTGGGGTGAAGATGTTCCAGACACAACAACTCGTTTTGTTCGTGAACTAATCATCACCACTGGTGATGATGAATGCAAAGAAGAAGACTTTGCTTATGACCCAGTTGAGATTAAGAAAGCATTCAATGAGCGCAAAGCCGCTATTGAACAGCTTCAGATTAATGCTCGCACTACTGCGCCAAAACAGGGTGCTGGCAGTGCCAATTCAGTAAATGCAACTAATAAGAAGTATGATTGGGAATAAGGCGTAAGCCTTATTTCCCTATTTCTAAAAAGGAGGTAAGCTGAATGGCAGATATTGATATTTTTAATTTAAAACCTTCCGTTATTGATCGTTCAGTTAAAGGCAAGTATATTCTTATTTATGGTAAGAGTAAGAGCGGAAAAACTTCATTTGCTGTGCAGGCACCTCGCACCTTAACTTGTGCTTTTGAACTTGGTCTTAACGCTTTAAGTGGACAGTATTATGTCCCAATGCCTAAATGGGCTGACTTTAAAAAGGTACTTTCACAGTTGCGTAAACCGCAAGCAAAAGAAATGTACGATACTATTGTTATTGATACTGCAACTTGGGCATATGATTTGTGCGAAAAATATATATGCCAGAGAGAAAATGTAAGTAGTATCAGAGAAATTCCCTGGGGTTAGGGTTGGGGAATGGTAAAAAAAGAATTTTCTGAAGCTCTTCGTGAAATTACGATGCTGGGTTTTGGTGTAATTCTTATTTGCCATGATAAAGAAAAAAGTACCGATATGCATGATGAAGATGGTAATCCAATTACAATGGTTGAACCTGATGGTCCTCGTCAGATGCGTGAGGTTATTGATGCCTTAGTGGATATTATCGGATATATTGGTACTGAATTTGACCCAGTAACAAAAGAAAGTACTAGATATTTATATACCCGTTCTACTCCATACGTATTTGCTGGTAGTAGATATAAATATCTTGCTCCAAAAATTAAATTTGGATATGAAGAATTAGTTGCTGCAATTGCGGAAGCCATTGATAAAGATGTAGAACTGAATGGCGCACAAGTAACAGACCATGTAGAAACAGTACAAATTAAAGAACGTCCATTCCAAGAAGTAATGGCTGAGGCTAAAAATGCTTGGATAGAATATCTAAATAGCGCTAAAAACGAAGAAGAAAAAGAACAGCATTTAATGTTTATGAAAGATATTATTCGTCGTGTTTTTGGGTCTGAAGATTTCAAACTAAGTCAAGCAGTTCCTTCACAAGTGGATTTAGTTGAATTGTTTATTGATGAAATGAAAAATTTGGAGTAAATTTAAATATAGATGGGCTTATGCATAAGCATAAGCCCATAATTATTTGACTTTTTTTGAAAATTATTGTATACTGTATTTAGAGTATAAGTATAAGGAGTTGACAGTATGCAACTAACAAGAAAATGTGCAGGATGTAAATAGAGTATCCGTAAGACAGAAATGGTAGAATATTTTTCTTCAACAGGTAAGACATCTGCTTGGTATTGCCCAACATGTTTAGCAGAAAAGCAGGCACGAGAAAGATTTCAGAATAAAGTATGCGAGATATTTGGAATTAAAAGTCCTGGACCACGTATTTGGACAGAACGTAAGAGACTGCGCGATAAATATGGATATAGTGATGATGCGATTGTAGATTGTCTTGACTATATTTATCATGTAGAAAAGAAAGATAAGTTAGTAGAATCACTCGCATTAGTTAATGTTCGTAGTATGAATAACATGAAAGCTTGGCGCGCCGACCAGAAAGCGCGCGCGAGTAGTATTGCCGCAGCGATTGCGACAACAGAAACAACAGAATATGTTGTACCTATCACAGAAAAAAAGAAAAAGAAAGAAGAAATAAATCTAGATGATGCCCTTCTAGAGTAAGGAGGAATTATATGACGCTATCCGACACTATGGCATATCGCCAAGTTATCGGTTGCTTAATGTATAAACCTCTATTGTTTTTAGAATATCCAGACATACAACCGCAAGATTTTGATTTTAAACCTGCGAAAGTATGTCTATTTGCGATTAAAAAATTATATGAGGTGGGAGCAGCTGTGCTATCGCCGCTAGAAGTTGACCAAGAAATTGAACGAAGCGGTGCCGCGGCAGCGGCTGCTTATAAAGCGGAAAATGGCTTAAATTTTTTAAAGGAAGCCTATGAATATGCGCAATTAAGCAACTTTGGTATCTATTATAATAGATTAAAGAAGTATTCATTATTAAGAAAATTAAAGAAAGCGCATTACGATATTAGTGAATATTATTTAGATGACAAAGATGTAAGCGATCCAGCATTAGAAGCAGAAATAATTGATAGATTAGAGAAAGCATCATTAGAAGATATATTAAACAGTGTTGAAAAAGGTTATAGTGAAATAAGAAATGAATTCTTAAATGGCGGGCGTATGGAAGGCGATCCAGCAGAAGGAATTGCCATGCTTATTGAAGAACTACGTAAGTCTCCAAGCATTGGACCAAGTTTAGAAGGTAAGATATTTAGTTCTGTATGTAGAGGCGCTCGTTCAGGTTGCTTCTTTCTGAAATCATCATCTACAAGTGGAGGTAAATCAAGAACAAGTATTTTTGACGCATGTCATTTGTGTTATCCCAAGCGATGGTCGCATGAAAAAAATGATTTTGTAGAAGAAATAACCGCAAAAGGAGAACCACGAGAGCCACGAAAAGTATTATTTATCGTGACTGAAATGGATAAAGAAGAACTTCAAACAATTATGTTAGCATATTTATCTGGTGTAGATGAAGACCATATTTTAACAGGAAAATATGAATTAGGAGAATTGACAAGAGTTCAATCCGCCGCGCAAATAATCACAGAATATAGTGGATATTTTATCATTGAAGAAATCAGCGATCCCAATCTTCAAAATGTAGAAGCAACGATTAGGAAATATGCGACAGTTGATGATGTACGTTATGTATTTTTTGACTATATTCATTCAACAGCTAGTATGATTGGTCAGTTCGCGCGAAATAATATTCGTGAAGATGTTATCTTAATGATGATGGCGAACCAATTAAAACAATTAGCAAAAGATTATGGTTTATTTATTTTCTCAGCAACTCAGGTTAATTCATTAGCAATGGGCGATGATGAAATGGTATTTAAAGATGAGAAGAGTATCCGCGGCGCGAAAGCAATAGCTGATAAAGCAGATATGGGGTATGTAATGACAAGAGTTTCAGATAAAGGGTGGAACTCAGTTCTTCCTGTATTAAGAATTGCTGCGCGTGAAGGTGTGATTGAAGAGTCTTATCTTGAAAAAGAAAATAGGCCAACTCATGTTTTAGATATATATAAAATGCGGCGAGGCCGCTATAAAATGATTAGAATATGGAGTAAAATACATTTAGGAACTGGAGAAAGAAAAGATTTATTCATAACAACGGCAGAAAATCAACCATTGAATGAGCCGATAGATTTGTTCTCTAGTGCTAGTGAAAGAGTAATTAAGATTGGAGATAAAGAATGACAACTTCATTACAAGGTTTAGATGAAGAACTAGATTTATTAGATATAAAAGTTCAAGATATAATTAACTCAATCACATTAGAAGATGTTAAGACATTTTTAGAAAGTCTCGGCGTTGACCAAATAGCAGATTATCCAGAGAAAGGATATTTAGTCTGCCCAACGATTTGTCATAATCCTCTTGATGAAGCTGAGTCAATGAAGTTATATTGGTATCAAAATAATAAGATATTCAGATGCTATACAGAATGCAATGAAGCAATGTCTATATTCACACTTTATCAAAAGTTTATGAGAATTAACTATCATAAAGTCAGCTTTGAAGAAGCAGTAGATTATGTGAAGAAATGTCTTAAACATATTACGATTTCTAATAAAAAGAAGTATAAGCCAGATATTGATTTTGAACGATATAAGTTTGACTCGTCGATTCCAGAATTAACTTCATATCCAAAAGAAATGTTGACGTATTTTCTTCCAAAGCATCATCCATTGTGGCTGAAAGATGGAATTAAACCTGAAGTAATGGATAAGTTTCATATTGGATTTTGGAATAGAGAAAATAAAATAACAATCCCGCACTTTGATATAAAAGGACGATTGGTTGGTATTCGCGCGCGAACGCTGGATAAAGAAGAAGCTGAAGCATATGGTAAATATAGGCCAGTACAAATAGGCGATACATTATATGCCCATCCACTTCATTTCAATTTGTATGGTATATATGAACATCAAGAGGCAATTAAAAAACGTCGTAGTGCGATTATTGCTGAAGGTGAAAAGTCAGTTCTTCTTGATGATGGATATTATGGAAATTTAAGCAATACAGTAGCATGTTGCGGTTCAAACTTAAATAAATTTCAGATTAACTTGCTAACAAATATTCTCGGCGCAAATGAAATAACAATTGCTTTTGATAAAGAGTATGAAGATTGGCGTTCAAATGAAGCACGAGAATATCAGCAGAAGATAAGAAATATGTGTAAGAAATATAAAGGGCAAGCAACTTTTTATTATATATGGGATATAGATAATCTTTTAGGATATAAGGATAGTCCATTTGATAAAGGTAAAGAAGTCTTTGAAAAATTATATAAACATAGAATAAAGGTAATATAATGGAGGAATCATATGAAAAATATTAAAATTGGTGATGAAGTACAACGGTATAATAATAAAGGTGAACCGCTTCTTGGTACAAGATTTATAGCCACTACCATAGGTGATAATTATATAGGCGGTATTGATTTTGGCGGCGATATCTATATGTTTGATGGGATTACTGGTTGGAGAAAAACAGGACGCCATTATAATATTTTAGATGCGTTAATTAAACTACGCGACGAGGTAGATTCATGAAGTATAGATTAAAAGGGCAATTTAGCACAAATCCAGATAAGGCTTTAGAACAAATCCTATATGACAGAGGAGTTAAAGATTTTAAGAACTTCATGAACCCTTCTCCGAATTGTGAATTAAATCCTCATAATTTAGAAAACATCGAAGCCGCCGCAGATAAGCTTCTCTATCATTTACGTCGTAAGAGTAAGATACTATTTATTGTCGATTGCGATGCTGATGGTTTTACAAGCTCAAGTATCCTATGGCTTTATATCAAACATATTTTTCCAGAAGCAGATTTAGAATTTACAGTTCATGAACATAAGCAGCATGGGTTAAATGATAAGATTGACTGGATTACAGATATGTGTGTATGGGACTTAGTTATTTGTCCTGATGCCGGTTCATATGATGTAGAAGAACATCGTAGATTGGGAGAACTTGGTATAGATGTTATTTGTTTAGACCATCATGACCAACTATATGATGAGCATGGCGTAGCGATAAAATCTGATATAGAAACCGCGATAGTGGTTAATAATCAATTATCTCCTAAATATGATAATAAATCTCTTTGTGGTGCTGGCGTAGTATATAAGTTCTGTGAAATTCTTGACGAACTACTCGGTATCAATCAAGCACATAAATATATTGATTTAGCCGCATTAGGAGAAATTGCGGATGTTATGGATAGGACTGATATAGAGACTAACTATATTATGTTAGAAGGATTAAAAAATATCCATAATGAAGGTTTTCGCGCGCTTATTGAGTCGCAAGCATATTCATTAAAAGATAAAGCAGTTTCTCCATACGTAGGACTTACTCCTATTGATGTGGCATTTTATATTGCTCCACTAATTAATGCAATTACTAGAGTTGGCACAATACAAGAGAAAGAAACAATGTTCTATTGTTTTATTGAGCCGAATAAAGCAATGCCGAGCAGTAAGCGTGGTGCTAAACCTGGCGATATAGAGTATGCTGCTGACCAAACAGCACGCATTAGTAAGAATGCTAAATCAAGACAAGATAGATTAAAAGACCAAGCTATTGGTATTGTGGATTTTAAAATACAGAAAGATGGTCTTGATGAGAATAACATTATTCTTGTAGAGCTTGATGCTTGTGATAATATACCTCAAGAACTAACTGGCCTTATTGCCATGAATGTAGTTTCAAAATATCATAAACCAGTAATGATTGGCCGTCGCAATAATGTTAATTTAATTCAAGGTAGTATTCGTAGCGATGGAAATTTCGCTGGATTACCAAGCTTCAAGAAGTTCCTTGAAGACAGTGGTTTAGTTACTTATACCGCAGGTCATGACAACGCTGCCGGATGGGGCTTAAACGGAGATAAATTAGATGCTCTTATTTCTTATGCTAATAAGAAATTAAAGGCAGAAGACTTTGAAAATTGTTATCGTGTAGATTATATTCTCAATGGTGAAGAATATAATGATGAATTGCTTGAAGCATTAGCTTCTCATCCAGAATATTTTGGTAATCATATTGATGAGCCAACAATTGTAATAGAGAATATTCCTCTTATGAATATTATGGCCATGGGTGCTAATAAAGATAGTATGAAGATTTCATATAATGGCATTGATTATGTGAAATTCAAAGATACAGACTTTGTAGAAAAGATTACTAATAATCGCGCGAAGAAACTTACAGTCTATGGGCGCGCAAATCTTAATGAATGGATGGGCAAACAATCAGTTCAAATTTTCATCACAGACTACGAATTAAAAGAAGATAGTAGCAAATATGACTTTTGACAAAAATATCAATTTATGATATAATAGATATAGATAAGGGAGTGATAATATGCCACAAGGTTATGTATTCTTAGGAAGTGAAGATGAAGAGTTTAACAAACGATTTATGCAACACGAATTTGAATTGGATGAAGATATGAAATGGTTTTCATTATATGATGAAATATTATCTATCATTAATGATGGTGTAGATAGTATCACTGATGAACAAATGGAATTATTCAAAAATGAACGAACAGGATATAAGAGTAAAGAATTAGCTTATGCAATAGCACACTGTGCGTTATGTACTAAACATCCAATAAATAATATGAGTCGTTATTGTAAGCCTTGTGAATATTATCCCAAAAAATATGATGGGAAGTGAGTAAATGTCAAGATTTCCAGGGTCCTGCCATAATCATACAATGTATAGTAACGAGACTCTTCGTGACTGTATTAATCGTGTTGAAAGTCTAATTGATTTAGCAATTGAACTTGGGCATGAATGCGTTGCAATCACCGACCATGAAACTATATCAAGTTATATTAAGGCAGAAAAATATATAAAACAAAAAAGAACCGATAAGAAAGATAAAGATGGGAGCATTATTCCTCATGACCCACGCTGGGATAGTTTTAAGTTAATTCGTGGTAATGAGATTTATCTTACAAGAAATGGATTAACAGCAAAGAATTATGATAAGACGAAGGACAAATATTTTCACTTTATTCTTCTAGCAAAAGATTTGACTGGATATAAGCAAATATGTCAGTTATCCGCGCGCGCATGGGAACGTTCATATATGAGTCGCCGCCAGCGTAGACGTCCGACGTATTATCAAGATTTGAAAGATATTGTTAAGCCGAATCAAGGTCATTTGATCGCCAGTAGTGCTTGTCTTGGTTCACAGTTGGATAAGTTCTTACTTCAATATATGGATACTGGTGATGAAGAGTATTATAAAACAGCAAAGCGTTGGTGCCAGTATATTATTGATATCTTTGGAGAAGGAAACTTCTATTTAGAGATGCAGCCATCCGAAGGAAAAGAGCAGATTTTTGTTAATCAACATCTCTTAAAGATATCAAAAGAACTTGGAATTAAATATATTATTACAACAGATAGCCATTATGGACGTCCAGAAGATGCACCGATTCATGAAGCATTTCTAAATGCGCAAGAAGGCGACCGCGAGGTTAAGAGTTTCTACGCAACAACATATATGATGAATGATGAAGAAATTAGAAGTTTCTTTAAGTATTTGTCAGATGACGAAATTGAAGCAGCGTATGAATCAATCAGAGAGATTAAAGACAAGTGTGAAGAGTTTAGTATCTTAAAGCCGCTAAAAATTCCGAGTTTACCTTGGAGAACATTCTCAAATCCTACAATGCGAGAAATATTAGAATTAGGAACTCACTTACCAGCATTAAGTAATTTTATCATGTCATCTCATTATGCAGATAATCAATTAGTTTTAGCTTTATATGATGGTATTAAAAAACATGAAGATCTTCAAAATGAAGAAGCATATAAAGCATTAAATGAATGTCTTGAAATGACTTGGGAATCTTCTCAAGTAAATAAAGCGCAGTGGTCAGCGTATTTCCTCAATCTTCAAAGAATTATTGATGAATGCTGGAACTCTGGAACATTGGTTATGCCAGCACGTGGTTCTGGTTGCGGATTCGTTCTCTTGTATGCGCTTGATATTATTCAGATAAATTGTTTAAGAGAGAATACACGAATGTATCCTTGGAGGTTAACCGATTCAATAGCCTCCTAACTATGGTGACATAGTTATAATAAACCTCGTGAACGCTTTGCAAGCGGTGTGAAAATTTTGTAAAAAATTTTTGCTAACGGTAAAAACTTTTATAAGAGTCAATACCGTGCCAAGCTACTATACTCTTGGAGAGCCAAGGATATAGTTTTGGGTGTAACGACTATGGGTGATGAGTGTAACCCAGTAGGATGGAGATGCTACCATCCGAAGTGCGAGGGCTCTCATAAAATAATCACAAAGGAGTGATATTTATGGGATATATTTATAAAATTGAAAATAAGTTAAATGGTAAAAAATATATAGGACAAACTGTTAAACCATTAGAAAAACGTTTTAGCCAGCATCAACATAATTATACTAAACCATATTTTTCACAATTAGTTTTGTATAAAGCATTTAATAAATATGGAATTGATAATTTCTCATTTGAAGAAATAGAAGAAGTTTCAAATGAATTATTAGATGAACGTGAAAAGTATTGGATAGATTATTATAACAGTTATTATGATGGATATAATTCAACATTAGGTGGACGAGCGACTCAATTATATGAATGGGATGAAGATGAAATAATTGAAGCTTATCATAAACTTAAATCTGCACGAGCGGTTGCTAGAGAGGTTGGATGTGACCATAATACAATAGATAGAATACTCAATTTAGCGGGAGTAAAACGTTATTCACAGGCTCAACAAAAAACTCCCGGAAAAGTAGTTCTTGAAAAAGATAATCAACAATATACTTTTTCAAGTAGTGCTGAAGCGGCGCAATGGTTAATCAATAATGGTTATACAAGAAGTTCTAATAAAATATATGTTCGTGCAAAAGTTACAGATTATGCACAAGAGAAAATAAAAGGTACTTATTTAGGTTTTAAAATATATTATGAGAGCAAGAGATAGTCTACCCCTCAGGTGACTGAGGATTAAGGTGTTTTGAATCCAGCGCGTGTATCTGTTCTTGATATTGACGTTGATATTGAGGGTTGCCGCAGAGCACAAACATTGGAACATCTTCGTAAAGTATATGGTTCTAATCGAGTATCTAACGTCGCAACATTTAAGACAGAAAAAGCAAAAGCAGCAATTCAAACAGCGGCACGTGGATTAGGAATAGACAATGATGAAGCGGCATTTATCTCAGGATTAATTCCGGTTGAACGCGGTCAGTCTTATACATTAAAACAGACATATTATGGTGATGAAGAAAATAATATTCAACCAACACAAGCGTTTATAAATGAAATAAATAAGTATCCTCAATTATGGGAAGTAGCTAGTAAGATTGAAGGATTGATTTGTGGTGTTGGTATCCATGCTGGCGGTGTTGTATTTACAGATGAAGACTTTACAGAATCAAGTTCATTAATGCGCGCGCCTGATGGTACAATCATAACTCAGTTTGAATTGCATGACCTTGAAGATGTATCTATGATTAAGATGGATTTGTTATCTGTTGAAGCAGCGGATAAAATTCATACTTGTTTAGATTTATTGATGGAACAGGGTTATATAAAAGAATATCCTACATTGCGTGAAACTTATGAAAATGCAGTTGGCGTATATAAGATAAATCGTGATGATGAAAAGATGTGGGATATGGTTCAGAATCATGAGATTGTAAGTTTATTCCAAATGGAACAGCAAAGTGGAGTGCGTGGTATTGCACTTACACACCCACGAAGTGTTGATGAACTGGCGGTATTAAACTCTGTTATTCGTCTAATGGCGTCAGAGAAAGGTGCAGAAAGTCCTCTTGATAAATATGCACGCTTCCGTGCTCATCCTAAAGATTGGGATAAAGAGATGAAAGAGATGGGATTGACTACAGAAGAAATTGCAATTATGCATCGTGAATTGGATATTTCAAATGGATTATCCATTACGCAGGAACAGTTTATGCAGTTAGTTCAGTTGCCAGAATGCGGTGGATGGGACTTACAATTTGCAGATAAACTTCGTAAGTCAATTGCGAAGAAAAATCCAAAGGAATATGATGCTTTAACTGAACAATTTTTTAAAAATGTAAAAGATAAAGGATTAAGTAAAGCATTTTGTAATTATGTATGGAATGTTGAAATAGCATTAAGTCGTGGATATGGATTTAACGCAGCGCATACGTATTCATATTCTATGATAGCACTTCAAGAAATGAATTTGGCGCGGTTCTATCCAATTATCTTCTGGAATACAGCAAACTTAATTGTTGATAGTGGTGGTATTCAAACTGTTGAATATGACGAAGATGGTGAAGCATCTTTGGTAGTTGAAGCAGAACCAGACGAAGATCCAGATGAAAAAGAAGAACAAGAAGAATGGGAGGAAGAGAATGAAATTAATAGCGAAGATGAACGAGAAGATAAAAAGAAAGAAAAAACAAAAACGGTCGATTACGGCAAAGTGGCTTCCGCAATAGGACGGTTCAGTACTTATGGAATTGTAGTTTCCCCGCCGAATATCAACAGCTCATCTTATACTTTTACCCCAGTTGTTGAACGAAATGAAATCTTATATGGTCTACGAGGAATTACAAGACTCTCAACTTCAATTATTCAAGAAATCATCTCGAAGCGACCTTTTCATTCAATCCAAGACTTCATAGATAGAGTTAAAGTAAACAAAATTCAGATGACTAATTTAATTAAGTGCGGCGCATTTGATGAATTAGTCGGACTCCCTCGGGAAGAAATTATGGACAGTTATATTGGAATGATTGCAGATCAAAAGCAAAGAATAACTCTTCAGAATATGGCAATGTTGATTAACTATAATCTTATTCCAGAGGATTTAATCTTATGTAAGAAAGTATTCTTGTTTAATAAGTTCTTAAAGCAACAAAAAGGTGTTGAATATTATGAACTTAATGAAGCGGCAATTAACTTTATAGCAAATCATTTTGGCGCGGATGTGCTTCATAATGGAACTATGATTGCGGCCGCGCAGTGGGAACTTCTTTATCAGAAATCAATGGACCCAATGAGAATGTATATAAAAGCGCATAAAGATGAATTATTGAATTTATTGAATAATGCTTTATATAAAGAAGTAGCAGATAAGTATGCTGTTGGTTCAATATCTCATTGGGAAATGGAATCTGTTAGTTTTTATAGTCATGAACATGAACTCGCGGGTTCGCAATATTTATATGATGATTTTTTTAAGTTGCCGGAAGAGCCAGAAGTAGATTATACTTTTATTGGTAAAGATGGCAATGAAGTTAGAGTATATAGATTAAGAAAAATTATTGGAACGGTCATTGATAAGAATAAGATGAAAAATACAGTCACACTTTTAACTCCAAGCGGGGTTGTAAATGTGAAAGTATATAAAAATCAATATGCTGGATTTGATAAGCAATTGTCAGAAAAGGGCGCTGATGGAC